GTATTTCTGTAATGAGCTCTATACCTTTATCGTCAAACGAGCTATCAAAAAGCTCATCATATATCACGGTGTTATAGCTTACACCGCCCTGTAACCTTCTAATATCTGAAAACGCAAATAAACATGCAAGATCAATAGATTTGCGCTCTGCACCTGAAAAATTAAAGTACGAACATATCTTATTCTTATCATTTACAATTTCTTCCTCAAAATACTCATTAAAAACACAAGTAGAATTAGAATCGAGCTTTTTAAGGTAGAAATATAACTTATTATTAAGGAGTTCTAGCAACTTATTTACAATATATGATTTTACACCTTCTTCTGATACAACAAATTTAACAATATCTAACTTACTTAACTGTTTTGATATGTTAGATACTGTATTATTAATTTCTGCTTGTCTACTTTCCGTAATATTAATAAGATCATCAAACTCACTTGTATCATTATTCAACGATTCAATGTCAATTTCAAGCTCTTCCTGCCATTTTGTAAGCTTATTGATATTATTTTGTAAATTTTTCTTCGACTGTAGCTGTAAATTAGCAGTATTAAGTGATCTAGTTGTTTGTTGTATAAGGGTTTTAATTTTAGTCTTAAGATCTTTTGAATCTTGAACCCTGGTAAGTAGAATTTTAACGTCTGATACAATTTGCACGATCTCTTCTTTAAGTTTTTGCTTTTCAGATTCAATTGTCTCTTTATCATGATCCTCAATTGATCGCAAGCACACAGGACACTTAGATTCATCCGTACCAATCTTCGTGTAGTGATCTTTTTTATGGTTAAGAGTCGCTTTTTGAGTTGTGCTTTCTTCAATAAGTGTAGATATTTTATCCTCACAAGTAGATAACTTCACTTCGAGGTCAGTTATTTGTTGTTTATATTTGGTAATATCTGCACTACCTGACATCTGGTTGATCTGTTTAGTAAGATCAGCTAGTTCTTGACTATTATTACGTTGTCTCTCAAGATATAAGTCACGTTTTTCTTGTTTTTTATCCAAACTACGCGTTTTTTGTAAATTATAGCTTGTTAATGAAGATGTTACTTCATCTAATTTAGTATTTTGAACATCATATTCCTTTTTAATATCATTATATTCAGCTCTAAGGATAGAAATCATCCTACTAAACACCTCCATACCAAAAATATCTTCAATAAACCGGCGCTTTTCCGTTTTATTTTTCGCCATAAAGGGTACAGCATTATTGACTGTCATGATAACACAGTTTTGAAAGATGGCAGGCGATGCACTTAACACTTCACAAATATATTTCGTAGTATTAGCTAGACTATCACGTGTTTTATCCACACCATCCTTATAAACTTGTACTTTAGTAGGTGATAAAGTACGAATAATATGAAATTTGTTGTTTCCACGTGGTGAATCCACCTCAAACTCAAGCTCAACCTGTGTTTTACCGCCTGTAATATTATTAATAATGAGTTCTTTCTTAATCTCTCGTAAAGTTTCACCAAAAATTGCAAAATATAACGCGTCTGCTATGGTTGACTTACCAACTGCGTTCTTTCTTTCAGGTTTATCTATGTTTATACCTGTAATAATATGTAATCCTCGTTTAAAGTCTACAACAACAGGTTCTTCTCCCACAGAAAGGAAGTTTTGAATAGCAATTTTTGTGAAATTAACAGTTTTCATAGGATACACTTACTGTATAGATCAATAGTATAATCTAATACATCTTTTTTATTCTCAATTTCAAGAAGATTTACGAATTCTTCAATAGCTTCAGATATATCGATACCTGACAGGTCTTTTTCTTTAATATTATTAGTAATTTTGTTATAACTAATATCGTAATCAATAGATAAATTTTGCGGTCGTAGTTGGTTTAACTTAGTGGTCAGTATAATTTGATCTTCCTGTGATATATTACGATCAATCTTTAGTTTAACAATATTATTAGTAAATAAGTTACGAAGTTCAGGAGTAATTGTTCCATAACTCACTAATTCACTTAGGCTAATCTTAATATAATGAGGTGAAACCGGATTTTCTGTAAATTCATACTCTAGTGTATCTAAATCTAAGATATAATAACCTTTATAGTTACCAGCATCACCAAAATCCATTTGAAACGGGTTACCTACATACAGAATTGTACCAGCTCCGAACTTTTTTTCATGTCTAATATGGAAATGCCCAGATATAACAAGATTACTACGTTGAAGTAGATCTTTAATACGCATTCCTTCCTCACAAACCTTGTAAGAGTTCATTTTAAACGTTTCGATCTCAAAATGACCGAAGATCACATCACTTTTAGGTATTTCTGACACGCTAGTATTCCAAGGACATAATGTTATCACACGATCAAATGCTGTAAACGTAACAACCTTATTAAAAATCGTGACATTATCACGATTCTTAAAAATAGAAAGAGAATTTACATCAGTTCTATGCTTATAATACACATCATGATTACCTGTAATGGCAATTAAATTAAATTCTTTAAATATATCCAGTATATCCGCTGATATTTGCAAGGTATTTACAGAAATCTCGCTACGATTATGGTGCCAATCACCGCAAAATACTATATCTTTAATGTTTTGTCGTTTAAACTCACTTACAAGCCAATTAGCCCATGTAATTGCTATTTCATGCCATTGTGTACTATTAGTATGTACACCTAAATGTAAATCTGATACAATTCCTATACGTGGCTTATTAATCTTGATCATATTCTTCATCATCATCCGAAATAGGTTTTACATAAATATAAGCTCCCCCATTTTCAGGATCAGTCATAATATCTTCATATAATTTTTCGCGATAATTCTTTTCAGCTTCATGATGTCTTTTTTCTTTTTTAATACGATTAATAAAAGCATTAAAAGCAATTGTAGTAAAATAAGAAAAAGGATTAGATTCTGTATCAAAACTATATTTTTTACGTGATAAGGCTGAGTACATTTTAATAAGAGCGTCACCAACCATATCATCTTTATATGTATAATTAATAAAGTTACTATTATAGCTTAATCCGTAAGCTATTTTTTTAACATTCTCAGCTAAGTCATTAGTTAAAATGTCCGAATCATAAAATCTCTTAAGAGAGTCTTTAAATTCCTTTGGACTTATATAGTAATCAGCTTTGGACATATAATCATTCTATTAGCTCTATTAATAAAATCAATACAATTTTATTTCTTTTTCTGAATAAGCTATTTTTTCCTTTTTATAGATCTCAATACGCTTCTCGCAGTGCCTCTCACCATAATGTAGTAGATCGCACAAGTCTATAATGATTAATCGGGTTTTATTAGCGTGTAACCGCAATCCACGACCAATAGACTGTACAGTCCGTATGAAAGACTTGCCGCCAGCAGCAAAAACAATGTTATGAAGGTTTTTTATATTAACCCCCGTGGAAAATATAGCACTAATAGCAATACACACGACATTATCATTACTTTCCATGATCTTTTTAACATTTTCACGTTCTTCAACATCAATTTCACCACGAATAAAATAAATCTGTCTGTCCTTACACATATTCGTCAGTGTTTCATATAGATTCTCACCGTGTTTAATGTGATTTACAAGAATTAGTGTATTATTTGCTAGTCTACTACACAATTTTGCTATTAAATCGTTTCTTTTCGTGCTTTCGTATATAAAATCTAGTTCATTTCGGTAAGCACTGTCAGATAACCGCGGTATTTGTACGTTACCATGATCAATATTAAGTATTTTTACCTCAACATTAGTTAAAAATTTTTCATTTCTAAGTTCTGAGCTTGTTTTTTCATATAAAATAGGTCCCAGCTTACCAATAAGAAACCATTTATCCTCGTTATTATCAGGTAGAGTACCTGTAAACCCATAACGATGTCTGGTCTTAATTTTTGTAATAACTTTACTAATTTTACTCGATGATTTAATTTTATGGCACTCATCTACTACAAGTAAATCAATATATTTTACCCAATCTGACTCACTGAACCGTGATAAGAGAATGCCTATATTACAAATAATGACATTAGCAGCTAGATCAGGCTTAATCGTTCCAGTCCACATAGTGACACTATAGCCTACCCCGCAATCAATAAACTCCTGATATGTTTGTGACACAAGAGATAAGTCAGGTACTAACATAATACACTTAAATGTACTTTTATTATTACTATTACGATAAAAATTCTCTATAAGAGCAGCTGTAGTAAGTGTTTTTCCAGCCCCTGTGCCTAAGATACACGTGCCCCAACCTAGCTTAAGCGCTTTTTTAAGTACATCAGACTGATAATCCCTTAATTCTAAATTAAATTTAGTGTAGGCTTCATTTTCTGTACCAATGTGTAACGCTTTTGTAAGATTATCTGTAATACTAACATCAAGAATAATTTGTTTTTCAATTAGGTATTTTCTAATCTCCCAATAAAGGCCAATATCGCACGTACCGGTAGGTGTAATTACATATTTTCTTGTAGGTATTCTAACTCCACGCGTTTTAAACCTTCGTTGCATAAAAGACGCATTTTTATTTTCAGTACTAAAATGCTCACGTAAATTATCAAAAGTAAAACTGTCATCACACCGCATTAAAAGCTTGTTTGTAGATTTATTATAGTCTAATTCAATCATAACTGCTCCATTTTCATAATTTCTAAAATATTTTTGATATCAAACCCCATACCAGACATTATCTTTTCAACTTTTTCAAGATATTCTATGACAAACTCATAATCTCTCAGCTCGTTAGTAATATTTTGCAGTTCTTCAGAGGATTCAGCTGCTATTTCAGCTGTTTGTTGTGT